CATTTGCTTTAGTACCAGAGACGCATCCAATCCTACGAGAGGTGTTACCTGAATTCGATTTCAGTAATCCGCCGGTGAATCCTAATGAGTTTGCATCTACTTTGGTAGAGACCTGCAAGCTGCACCACGGTTACGGCTTGTCCGCTAATCAATGTGGATTTAAGCACCGAGTATTCGTGATGGGAGCAGGCGATGATTATGTAGCATTTTTCAATCCTGAAATTATTAATATCTCAAAAGAAGAATGTCACTTAGTTGAAGGATGCTTATCGTTTCCATTATTAGGTCTCAGAATTACCAGACCAGCGGAAATTGGTGTGCGATACCAAGACTACAATGGCGAATGGAAAGGTACCACACTTTCTGGCATATCTGCTCGTTGTTTTCAACATGAATTGGATCATTTAAATGGGATAGTGTATACTAGCAAAGTAAAACCTTTAGCACTAGAAATGGGTATGAAGAAGCGTAACAAATTGATTAATTCTTTGAGAATAAAATAATGGCAACACCAATTGAGTATGTAGATGAGCAATGGCAAAGGTGGGTGGCAGATAATCCTGCTTCCTCATTTAAACATATTGACCAAGAACAACTCACCAAAACTCTCATTGAAGATTTAACTTACGCATCACAGATGGATGTCCGTGAATATACTTTATACCAAAAGTGGTGTGAGGTCAAAGAAAGATATCCTGTTGAAGAAGTTTCTACTTTGTTTGGCCAAGAATCTCAAATGGTAAACCCTGAGCAAGAGAAACTCATTAAGCAAGTGAAGTCCAATTTCTGGATGCCTGAGGCTCCGGAGGATTATGAAAAGTTAAAGCCGGTAATGAAGTTATCCAATGGTCCGCTAGCCGAAACATGGAATGCTATTCGCACATTTTCTTCCACAATGAAGAACAATTCTAATATTGGCCGCAATCTATTCTATACAATTGAGGATGAGATTACAGGTAAGTATCTTGGTGTTATCTGTATCTCCTCAGACTTCCTGGACTTGACTCCGAGAGATAAAGCAATCGGATGGTCAAGAGATGTTAAGACGCAGCAAGGCATGATTAATCATACTGCGATTGGTTCTACTATTGTTCCGTTGCAACCGCTTGGATATAATTACATGGGTGGTAAATTGTTAGCACTATTATGCTTGGCGGATACTGTACAGAAAGATTGGAAAGAAAGATATGGAGATGTCTTGGTGGGAGTTACTACAACTTCTCTTTATGGCAACACTAAGTCTGGTGGTCTTTCTCAATATGATGGACTAGAACATTGGAATAAAATGGGATTCTCCTCAGGTTCGGTAGCATTTGAACCTAAGAGAACTACATCAAGAATGGTATTTGATTGGATTAAAGAGAATCATACTCGTAAATATTTTGAATGGTGGGAAGCCAAGAATCAGCAAGGCTTGCCGCTCAAGCGAGACCACAAGAATCGCTCACTCAACTTTGCTTATCCCAAGCTCAACATACCAAAAGAACTGATACGCACGGAGCACCAGCGTGGTATCTATTTTAGTCCTTTGTATAATAATACCAACGAATATCTCCGAAAAGAAATTACGGAGGATGCTTTGGTAAAATCATTTGATACCAGTGAGGAGGCTTTGGCAAATATATGGAAAGCCAAGTATGCCAAGCCCCGAATTCGGCAATTACAGAAGAAGAATACTGTTTCATATGAAACGCTTTTCTATGATGATTTGATTTATTTAGACTGGAATCAGACGAAAGAAAAATACTTAGGACAGGTAGGAAGATAAATAGGTGTAGGTCACCGGATTGCAGTCCGTACCTACTCTAATACGAAAGGTCCGTATCAGCATGAATATTTATTCTATCTATAAAGCAACAAATAAAACAAACGGAAAATGTTATATTGGATTTGATTCCAATTGGCCACAAAGAATGTGGGAACATAAAAGTCCGGTAAATTATAATAAAAAATATAAATTTTATAATGCAATACGAAAATATGGTTTGGATAGTTTTGAATGGTCTGTAATATATCAATCCAAAGATAGAGAACACACACTAAAAGAAATGGAAACTTTCTTTATCAAACAATACGATTCTATGAAAAATGGATATAATTCAACATTGGGCGGTGAAGGACAGTTTGGTGCGAAACACAACGAAACACAAACACAAGCTGTATCAAAACCAATAACAATAAATGGCGTAGTTTACGATAGTATTAAGGAAGCAACCTTAAAGTTGAATGTTTCTAGAGGTAAATTACGGAATTTAAAAAAAGGTAAAAATATCATACCATTTGAAAATAAAAATTCTAGAAGTGGTGTGTATAACGGAATGTCCAAATCAATTATGGTGATGGGTGTTAATTATCATAGCAAAACGGAAGCTTTAAATCAATTAAACATTGGTTGGAAATTATTGAATAAGATTATAGATGAGAATTTGGATTGTATACCAGAACAATCTCTGAAAAGAAGCCAAAACTCATTCAAAGGATTTGCCAATAAAAAAAGGTAGATAATCAAGTATACCACACATATACTTGACAAACATACATATATAATGATATGATATGTGAACTTGCTTAAGGCAAGGATTTTTTAACTTTACTATGGAGTATTATATTATGAGCAAATTATCTGCTAAAGAAAAGATGTTGAACGCTTTACAACAACCTTCTGGTTACAACACTTTTACTGTCAAACAAGCACAACGCCGTTTCGGCATTACCAATGTTACCGCCCGCATTGACGAACTCCGTCAAGAAGGTCATGTAATCTACACCAACAAGAAAACTGTTGATGGTAAGAAAGTTGCTTTCTATCGTATGGGTAAGCCAACTAAGGGTTTAGTTAAGGCTGCACTCAAAGCTGGTTATTCATTAGCTTAATCTGTGTGTTGGGGGACTTCGGTCCCCTTTTTTTAAATTATCGGAGCACAAATGGAAATTTCAATTAAAAAAGAAGATTTACAAACAAAGAGTCTGTTTGTAGCAACCCCAATGTATGGCGGCCAAAATCACGGTCTCTATATGAAAGCCTGCCTTGATTTACAAGGTATGTGTATGCAGTATGGCGTACAAATCAAATTCTCATTCTTATTCAATGAGTCCCTAATTACACGAGCAAGAAACTATCTTGTTGACGAATTTATCCATCGTTCCGATTGCACTCATATGTTGTTTATCGATTCTGATATTCATTTCAATCCACAAGATGTAATCGCTTTATTGGCTATGGACAAAGACGTATCAGGCGGTCCTTATCCTAAGAAAGCAATTAAGTGGAAATCTGTTAAGACAGCAATCAAAAAGAATCCTGATATTGATGCTGACCTTTTGGCAAAAGTAACAGGGGATTATGTTTTCAATCCTGTTAAAGGTACGGCACAATTTACTGTGTCTGAACCACTTGAAGTATTAGAAATTGGTACTGGCTTCATGATGATTAAGCGTGAAGTATTTGCTAAAATGCAAGAAGCATATCCAATGATTCGATACAAACCAGACCACGTTGGTCAGGCACACTTTGATGGTTCTCGTTACATTCATGCCTTCTTTGATACTGTAATTGATTCCAAAGATTCTATTACAGGCGGAGGTTCAGACCGTTACTTATCAGAAGATTATATGTTCTGTCAGATGTGGCGTAAAATCGGTGGTACAATCCATCTCTGTCCATGGATGAGAACATCTCATATTGGAACTTATCACTTCCAAGGAGATATGCCGGCTGTTGCTAATTATGTCGGAGAAATGTAATGTATAACATTGAAAAACTAAGAGAATTGTTGCGTAAGATTCCTTATCGTGCAATTCCAGCAAATACTGTTTCCAGTATTGAAACAATTCGAGATTTATATCGTAAGGAAAAGTAATGAGAACACTTGATGGTAAAAATACTGTGCATGAGCCGCCAGAAGATTGGATGAAACAACATTTAGAAAGTAATTTTAAAACAATGGCTAATACTACATGGAGATATGATTATGAAAAGAATACTGTCACCAATGAACCTTATACATTAAGATTACA